CGTTTTCCGTGATAAGACGGCCGGTGAAGCTACCGCCGAATTGCAATCCCGCGCGGCAAGCATTCAGGCTCAGATCGAAAACTCTGAACGGACTGGCTACAACCAGAAAAACGGCAAGCTGCAAGCCTGGCGCGAAGAGCTGGATTTGCTGAACTTTCAGCTTGATGCATTAAGCCTGCGCCGCGGTGCGGAGAAGGGCATACAAACCATTGGTCAGCAGCAAAAGGAAAACGAGCAGGAGCGCTTGCGCCTTGCGCAGCAACAGGACGCACTGGCTACCACGCTGCAGACCAAGGAAGAAAAGCGCGCGAAATTAATCCGGCAGACGAATGAAGCCTTCAACAACGGCATCATCAAGACTGCGGCAGATCGCGACAAGCAGATCAAACGAATTAACGAGCAGTTCAAGGACCCGAAAACCCCGAAAGGGCCTCAATACCGCACACCTGCCGGTGAACGGGCGATAGACAGTACGCAGTCAGAGATGTTGGCTCTGCAGGCTCAATTGCAGGTTTTACGCCAGCATAGTGGGCTGAATGACACGATAAGCCAGCAGCGCAAGGACCTATGGAAAGCTCAAGCGCAGTTCACTGTATTGGAGGAGGCGGCTAGTAAGCGTCAGCTATCCGCACAGGAAAAATCTCTGTTATCCAGCAAGGATAAAGTACTGGCGCTGGCGGAACAGAAAGCTGCGCTCGGCGATCAAATCGCTCAGCAGGAACGGATCAACAAACTTCAGGACGCCTCGACCAAATATGTCACCCAAATGGCCGAGAAGCAGCAGGCGCTGCAGCGCAGTGCCGGCTTGGGTGATCGTGCCGCCCAGCGTGAAAGCACTTTTGCCCAACTTAGTCAGGGATGGCAACACCAGGGAGGGAGCCTGGACGATGCCGGTTATAAGCGTCAGCTGCAGGCCGCACAGGATTATTACGCCGCGGAGGACAAGTTACGAGGTGACTGGATGGCCGGCGCTTCTTCTGCCTGGAGCAATTATCAGGATCAGGCTGCGGACGCCGCCGGAATGACAAAATCACTCTTCACGGGGGCATTTTCTGGGATGGAGGATGCGCTGGTTTCTTTCTCTACTACGGGGAAAAGCACATTCCGCAGTTTTACGACCTCAATCATTGCTGATTTGTCACGTATTGCATACCGGATGCTTATATCCAGCGGACTGCAAAGTCTCTTCGGCGCTTTTTCCGGAGGTGCTGGTAACAACCCCGGTGCTGTCCCTATGTTCGCTAATGCAAAGGGCGGGGCGTATTCGTCCCCATCGCTGAGCGCTTACAGCGGGCAAGTGGTGAACAAACCGACGTTCTTTGCTTTTGCTAAAGGTGCCGGCGTGATGGGCGAGGCTGGAGAAGAGGGTATTTTACCTCTGAAGCGAGGTCCAGATGGACGTTTAGGCGTCAGCGCTTATGGTGGTGCGGCTTCAGGTGCTTCTGGCGCTGCACCACAGGTAAATATCAACATCGCGAATGATGGTCAGTCGTCACAACAGAAAACGACGCCAGGCTTGGAATCGTTTGGTGCTGATATCGGTAATTATGTAGCTAAAAAATACCGTGAGTTGAGGGATAAGGATCTTCGACAAAACGGCGTGTTAAATCAGGCTATTCGCGGCGGGAGGGGGTAATGGCACAACTTAAAACATTCCATTTCCCTCCGCGCTATGGTGCGGCTGGGGAGTTTGAGCCGGTCGTCCGAGAAGTCCAGTTTGGTGATGGCTACAAGCAGGTGACCGGTGATGGAATCAACAGCGAAAAGGAGAGCTGGCCATTAACGTTTACTGGCCCCTGGCCGTTTATTGAGCCGATCGTGGCATTTTTGCGTGAACACAACGGGTACCGTTCATTCCAGTGGCGTAATCCGCTGTACCAGTTGGGGCTCTATAATGCGGGTGCCTTCACCATAACTCCCACTTTTGCCAATGCTCAGGGCCGTAATTACACCCTGACGGTCACATTCACCCGCGCTAATCATCCGTAGGAATAATCATGTCAATTAATGCAGATCTCCAGCTGCTGCGGCCTGGTAGTCGGGTATTTCTATTCCACGTGGATGGAAGCATGTTCGACGGGCCAGAGCTGTTTTTTCATAACTATCCGATCCCGTATACAGAAGCGGAGCTGGTTGCCGCCGGCAGCGATCCGAATTTGCTGCCGGCTAAATCTATCTGGTGGCAGGGGCAGGAGTACAAGCCGTGGCCAGTGCAGGCGGAGGGATTCGAAGTCACCAGCGATGGCAGCGCACCAACCCCCACGTTGAGCGTGGCAAACCTTGACGGAACAATTTCAGCTATGTGCCTGGCATATCAAAACATGGCGCAGGCCAGAGTCACCCGGCACTTTACCTTTGCCCAATATCTGGATGCGCGAAATTACCCGGACGGCAACCAAGAAGCTGATCCGACAAAGGAAAAGCTGGATGTTTACTACATCGAAATCAAAACCAGCGAAGACGACGAGGTGATTCAATTTCAGTTGTCCTCGCCGGCAGACCTGCAGGGTATTCAAATCCCAACGCGCCAAATCCATAGCCTGTGCACCTGGTGCATCCGTGGGCAGTACAGAGGCCCATCATGCGGCTATACCGGCACAAACTATTTTGATCAGGACGGCAACCCGGTAGACGACCCGTCAAAAGATGTTTGCGGTGGTCTGCTCAGCGATTGCAAAAAACGCTGGGGTGCAACAGAGCAACTGCCGTTTGGTGGCTTCCCTGGCTCCGCATTGCTGAAGAGGTAATGATGCGAAAACAGATAATCAGCGCCGTTCTGGCGCATGCTGCGGCGGAGTACCCGCGTGAGTGTTGCGGACTGGTGGTGCAAAACGGCCGCCGGCAGCGCTATATCCCGTGTCGTAATCAGGCGCCTGAGCCGACCGAACAGTTTAGCCTTGCGCCAGAGGATTACGCCGCCGCTGAGGATACTGGCACAATTGTTGCGGTAGTCCATAGCCACCCCGATGCGAC